AAAAGGCAAGACAAGCACAGGTTGCAACACATTAAGTATTGACACATAGGGGATATTATATTAATATCCCCTATATAAACAAATCAGAAAGGTATAATATGTTTAACTTAAAACAAGGAACTAAATTCAATGTGACTTACTTTGCCAAAAAGTATGGAGAGTTTGTCACTCGTGCTGGAGTATGGACTGAAAAATCTAAAGAGTGGATTTCAAAAAAGAATAATGAGAAAGTTTTTTGCTACTATGATTTAGATAATGAGGGATATAGAACTGCAACTGGCGATATAATTCTAGTTGAGAGAAAGGATAATTAAAATGAAACACATTTGTCAGGGACCAAAGTGTCATACATACGACACGCAGTCACGAGTGAGAGGAACTAAAGGCTCTAAAGTTTTGCGAACTCGCAATGCAAGATATGAGGTAGACAATACTTATAAGTGGACTCATCCATGGGAACAGTATTTTTGCGATGAGCGATGTATGAATAATTGGCTTGCTCAACATATGACACAATTAATTAATTATGTTGGTATTAAAACTGAGCCACAAGAAAGCCCAATAGATATAGTTAAAACAATACATCAAGATTGGACAGGTCGAGATTACACTCGCACAACTATAAAGTTATTGAATCAACCAACGCAAGATGATACTGTAACTGCATAACTAAATAGAAAGGTATATATGACAAAGCCACTACATGTAATAAACTACGAGGGAAAGGAGTATCGCATTCCATTTGATTTAGATTTAGGAATAGATAATGGAAAGGTGATTGATGTACCAAATAGATTTAGCGGTGAGAAAGCAAGTCTACCTTGGTTCGCTGTTGCTGTGTATGATTTGATTATGGGAGCAGAACAGTTTGAAGATTATAACACAATGCAACAAGGATTAGATTGGTTCAGACAATACTTTCCTAAACAATACATGACATTACTAGACTGAGTCTAGCAACTAGCCTCGAGCCGCTCGGTGCGAGCGGCTTGGTGCTTGACTCTTTAAACATTAGAGAGGTCCCAAGCCACTTGTATCTTTTAAAAAATCCAGGATAAGTCGATCCCCCTTTTTTTATTTGGGTCCCATAACTTGACCCTTTAGCCCTTGATTTAGACATACATAAGCTGTAAATACTTCAAAGGTTCCAAAATTGATCCTAAAAAATTTTGCAAAAAATTTTTATGAAACTGACTTTAGAAAAACTTAATTTATTACCACCTGATATTCAGAAAGAATTTATTGAAGCAGGGATACTGGCAAAACAAAAAAGAAGCATAGAAAAATCACAAACTGATTTTATGACTTTTGTTAAACGTGTTTGGCCTGAATTTATAGAAGGATCTCATCATAAAAAAATTGCAGAAAAATTTAACTTATTGGCAGAAGGTAAAATCAAAAGATTAATTATCAACATGCCGCCGCGACATACTAAGTCCGAGTTTGCCAGCTTCTTGCTGCCCGCTTGGATGATTGGACGTCGACCTAAATTAAAAATTATTCAATCAACCCATACCACAGAACTTGCAGTACGCTTTGGTCGTAAAGCTAAGACACTGATGGATATGCCAGAATATAAAGAAATATTTGAAACACGTCTTCGAGAGGATTCTCAAGCCGCTGGTAAATGGGAAACAGAACAAGGTGGTGAGTATTATGCAGCCGGTGTCGGATCTGCAATTACTGGTCGAGGTGCAGATTTACTTATCATTGATGACCCGCATTCTGAACAGGACGCTATGAATGTAGATGCATTAGAGCGAGCTTATGATTGGTATACATCAGGACCTCGTCAACGATTACAACCTGGCGGAGCCATTGTTCTTGTTATGACAAGATGGAATACAAAAGATTTAACTGGAAGCTTGCTTCGAGAAACGGGGAACTTAAAGTCTGATAAATGGGAAGTAATAGAATTTCCTGCAATTCTTCCATCAGGTAAACCGGTATGGCCTGAGTATTGGAAGTTAGAAGAATTAGAAGGTGTAAAAGCTTCTTTAAGTTTACAAAAATGGAATGCACAATGGATGCAGAATCCAACTTCAGAAGAAGGTGCAATTATAAAACGAGAATGGTGGCGTAAGTGGGAAAGAGATTTTATACCTCCTCTTCAACATGTCATACAAAGTTATGATACTGCATTCATGAAAAAAGAATCAGCGGATTATTCGGCAATAACAACTTGGGGAGTTTTCTATAATAATGAAGACTCAGGACCTCAACTTATTTTGCTAGATGCTGTAAAAGATCGTTTTGAATTTCCTGAGCTTCGAAGGATAGCATATCAACAATATCAGTATTGGCAACCAGAAACTGTGCTTATAGAAGCTAAAGCATCAGGATTACCTTTAACATATGAATTGCGAAAAATGGGTATCCCTGTTATAAACTATACACCTTCAAAAGGTAACGATAAGCACACTAGGGTTAATTCTGTTGCTCCTTTGTTTGAAGCAGGTCAAATATGGGCACCTGTAGACAAAGAGTTTGCACAAGAAGTGATTGAAGAGTGTGCTGCGTTTCCCTATGGAGATCATGATGATCTAGTGGATTCAATGACACAAGCAGTCATGCGCTTTAGACAAGGTGGCTTTGTAGATCACCCAGAGGATTACAAAGATGAACCTATAATTAGAAACAATAAAACATATTACTAACTATGAAAAAATTCGTTGACCTAATACAATTGTTAGAAGAAATTTTTGGCAAAGGTTCTGTTTCTAGAACTATTGGTACTCGTACAAACGTAGTTAGATTTCCAAAAGGTAAACAACCTATAGATCCAACAAGAGCTGAACTTGATATAGAAGGTACTGCTGCAAAGAATCCTGATTTAGTACAAACGATTAAAAATTCTATTGAAGATAGAATGGGTGACATTACTAAAATGAATGATCAAGAATTATTAACTTATACTGCAAACGTTAGAAGATTAAAAAATTTTGAAAACCCACCAAAGTTACCAGAAGCAGATGTTGTAAAATTTGGAAGCGGTGAAGAAATAAAAGGAAAAGGTTTAGAACAATTAATTGAAAAACAAGGAACAAGATTTCCACCTACTACAGACATAGGTAAGTTAGAAGCCTTTGGTAAAAAATTAGAAAAGTTTGTAGAAGAGACTAGTCCAGAATATTTAGCTAAACAAGAAGCTGAACGAAGAGCTATGATTGCAAGGCAATATGAAGGTAAAGGTTATGCAGGTGGTGTCTTTGGTCCAAGTGGAAACTATAGAGCGGTTGCTAGAGAATTTTTACTTGATCAAAATGCAAAAGGAAAAATTAAGTTAGATGCAGATACACTTAGAAATTTAGAAGAACGTAATTATCTTTCTGGTGGTCAACCTTTAATGTATGCAGATCCAATTAGAATAATGCGTTATCATTATGGAGATGATGTGTTTGAAAAAATTCCATTAGATAAAATACCTACAGGCGCGCGATCTGAAATTTTAGATGTAATGTCTAAAGTAGAAGCACCTCCTATTAAAACAGAACCTCCTAAAACTCCAGGCGGATATTTAACTCCAGGTGAATACAGAGCAAACATAGAAGAACTAAAACAAGTTGAAGATGCAATTAGAAGACGTGAAGCTAGATTTGCAGATATGACAGAAGAAGAAATTCAAAATGAACTTGCACAATATGGTGGCAAAAGATCTTCTTTTGAAATGGGACTTGAATCTGATTATCCAGAAGAATATGCAAAATATAAAGAACCAAAAAAACCAGAACCAGAAGAAAAAGCAGACGGTGGAAGAATAGGATACAACAAAGGAAAACGAGTAATGTCTTCTATTGATAAATTATTAGAGGATATGAATAAAAAACTTTCAAAGAAAAAATCTATGGAAACTGTTAATCCAAAAACTGGTGAAGTAACAATTCCTAAAAAACTAATTAGAAAAGCAGAAGAACCAACAGGTGTAACAGTTATGGATCCTGAACCTGATATTGTAGATGAAAGATCAATTACAAAAACAAAAAATAAAACTACTCAAAGATATAATCAGGACATAATTAGAGCGGCTAATAATATATATCCAAATTATGATGATCCAAAAATTGCAGCAGATCAAATTGTAGATTCTTATGCTCAAATGAAATTTGATTTAGAAGATCAATATGGTCTTTCTAATAAAGAACGTATGGATTTGTACACTCAAGCTTATGATTACGTTATGGACTACAATAGAGGTGTTATTAAAAAAACAGCCGATGAATTAAATCAATTAGATGAATTTGATATTACAAATAGAGAGCCGAATAATAAAGGTGGATTTATATAATGAGCGAAATTGAAAAGTATAAAAAGTATTTAAACTTCAAAGCAAACCCCCGTTACTTGCGACGCGATTTTATTGTCCCGTTATACACAGGAACTGAACCGGACATTGTTCCAGAGACGAGTGTCGAGCGACAAGAATATGCTAGAGGAGGTGCATCTTCTCCTAACCAAGGTTTTCAAAAAGGAAATGTTTATTATAAACAAAATATAGGTAAATATAAAACAGATGTAGAAAAATTAAATTCACTTAGAGATTATTTAAAAAGTTTACCTAAAGGAACAAGTATTCCATTAATGACAATGGAAAATAAATTTGGTGTTTCAAGAAGAACTGTAAGAAATATTTTAGATAGAGAATTTAAAGGCACACTTAAACCAGCAGGAGTAGGAGCTCAAATAGCAAATGTACAAAAAATTAATGAAGAAAAAATAAGATTAAAAGAAGAAAAAATTTCAGAATTTAAAGATGATTATTTGAAAGATTTAAAAATAAAATTTAAATATCCATCAGGATCACCAGAAGCATCTAAATTAGGAGTTTCAAATAAAGACCTAGCTAAAAAATATTTTGGAGATGATAGTGGAAAAAATATAGCTCAGGTTGAAAGACTAAATGCAAGATTAACTAAAGAATATGAATTAGAATATCCAAAAGGAAATAGATCAGAAGTTACTTTAAGAAGATATGCCAGACGAGAAGAGGGTAAAAAATATTTATCTGATTTAGAAAAAGACATTTTAAAAAGACAGACAACTCAAAAAAAATTATTAAATAATTATTTTAAAAATAACCCAGAAGAAGTTTATAATAATGAAAAATTAAAATCTTTAATAGATGTTAAATTAACAAAAGAAGGTGATTTAGATTTTACCCCAAGATATCAAAATAAAGAACAATATAAAAAATTAGCTCAATCAGGAAGAATATTTGATGATTTTCATACTTCTCCTGTTAGAGGTGAAAAAAGAAATATTGAATACCCAGTTAATAAAAACATAGGCCCCTCTAAATTTAATTCAGGATTTATAAAACAAGTAGAATCTTTTTTTAATAGAACAAAAGGTAACCCAGATTATGATTTAAAAAAACAAAAAATAAATGATTTTTTAGATTCATTTGGTTACAGAGTAGAAATACCAGGAGAAGGTTATATTGGAGCAAAAGCTTTGCCGGCTATTGATAGAGCAACAGGAAGACTTCCTAATATAGAAAAAACATTAGAAAATTTAAACTTACCAAAAATTAAACCTACTTCAGAATATATGGCTCCTAAAAAAATATCTGCTTTAGAAAAAAGACAGTTAACACAAATGATAGGATCTATCGGGTGTCCAACATATGCAATTGGGGGAAGAGTTAGTTTTTCCGATGGTTCAGATTGTTTTAATAAAGGTTTAAAAGCTTTAGAAGAAGGTAATTTAACAAAGTCACAATTAAATGTAGCAGCAAGAGCTATTGCAGAATCCGGAGAAGAAGGAACAGTACTTAAAAATATTTTAAGTAAAGCTGGAAGTGGAATTAAATTTACAGGAAGAGGTGTTACAGAATTATTATCTATTGGAGCAGGTCCACTAGGTCTTGTAGCAGGAGCTGCTTTAGAAACAGGTTTTGCATTACCATATCTTGCAGAGGGAGATTATAAACAAGCTTTAAGACAATCTATATTTGGTCAAGTTCCACAACTGTTAGGATTTGATGTTGGATCTAGAAGTGAAGATGTTTTAAAAGTTGCAAAAGAAGCAGGAGCTAATCCTGATTTAGTTAAAAAATATGTAGAACTTGAAAAAAATATGAGAGAGCAAGATGAAATTATAAAAAAACTTAATGTATTAGATGAACTAAGACCTCGATATGCAAATAATCCAGGAGGTGCTGCGGATATTGATTTACAAATTAAAAGACTTGAAAATAAACTTAAACCTTCAGAAGAATATTTAACTAAAAATGTTTATAGTCCAAAAGAATTTAATCAAATAACAGATGAATATTTAAAAGCTGGAAAATATTTTGTTAATAAAAATTATGAAAGAACTTTACCTATTTTTGATAAATCAGAAGAGGCAATAAAAAAATCACAAAGTGAATTATTTAAAGAATCTATAACTCCAATTGTTGGGGAAGATCAAAGTGAAAAATTATTAAAACAAAAAGGAGTATTATATGAAGAACCTATTGAAACAGAAACAATTCCAGAAGAATTACCAAGCGAATATAAAGTTTCAGCAGCAGAGGGTGGTTATATAGATTATATTAGAGATTATAATAAATACGCGCGCGGGGGAAGAATTCATTTAAGTGAAGGTGGAAAAGGTCCTAAATTATCTAGAAGAGGATTTTTAGGGTTTTTAATGGGAGCTGCTTCATTACCATTTGTAGGTAAATTAATGAAAGGTAAAAAAGGAATTCAAGCTGCAAAAGTTGCAACTAAAGTTTTACCAAAAGTTTCAGGCATGCCTGAATGGTTCCCGTCACTAGTGGCAAGAATCGAGAAGGAAGGAATTGATATATCTCCTAAAGCAACAAGAGTTGAAGACATAAGAACAGTTAAAAAAATAGAAGTACCAGTTGCTGGTGAACCAAAACCAGACATAATTAAAATGACTCAATATCCAGACGGTACCATTCATATTGAAGCAGATGTTTACGGAGGTTCATTTGATTCTCCATTTGATTTACATTATAAACCTCCTAAAACAGATATAGATTTAGAAACAGGAAAACAAATAATTGAACCTGGAGAATTTAGTGTGATGGAAACTAGACCACGTCCTGCATATGAGCCTGGTGATTTTGAATTAGAATACGAAAATATGTCTGTTAAAGATGCAGTAAGTGATCTTGAAAGAGTTGAAAAAATTGCAACTGGAAAAAGAATACATCCAAAAAGAGTTCAACAGAGAGAAAAAGCTAGAGCATTTGTAGAAGACAATCCATATGATGATATAATGAATAGATATCCTGATCCAGATATTCCTGATTGGTGGAATAATGAATAAACTTAAAAGATTAACTAGAACAATACCTCCATTACGTGGACCTAACCCGCAAGGCTTGAATATTAGTTATAATACTGTTAGAACAGTTAAATCGGAGAAAACAACAAATGGCAGAAATAGAAAAACCTATTCCAACAATAAGTAGACCTTTGACTCCTGAACAGGAGACAGATCTTGTTATTAGTGAAACAGAAGAGATGCCAACATCTCCAACTGAAGTTACTGAAAACGAAGATGGTAGTGTAGATATTAATTTTGATCCAACAAAAGATCTATCAGGTGAAACAGAATTTAATGCAAACCTTGCTGAAGTTATTGATGAAACAGTTTTAAATAGATTAGGATCAGAACTTTATCAAGATGCACAATCTTACAAAGATTCAAGAGCAGATTGGGAAAAGGCTTATACTCAAGGATTAGATTTATTAGGATTTAAATACGAATCAAGAACAGAACCATTTCAAGGTGCATCAAGTGCAACTCATCCAGTTTTAGCAGAAGCTGTTACACAATTTCAAGCTTTAGCTTACAAAGAATTATTACCACCAGAAGGACCTGTTAGAACACAAGTAGTTGGTGCAACAACTCCTGAAATAGAAGATCAAGCAGAACGAGTTTCTGAATTTATGAATTATCAAATTATGGATGTCATGAAAGAATATGAACCTGAATTTGATCAGATGTTATTTTATTTACCATTATCAGGATCTACATTTAAAAAAGTTTATTATGATGAAATTCTTGGAAGAGCGGTATCTAAATTTATTCAAGCTCAAGATATTATTGTTCCATACACAGCAAGTTCATTAGAAGATGCAGAAGCAATTATTCATGTTATTAAAATTTCAGAAAACGAATTACGTAAACAACAAGTAGCAGGATTTTATAGAGATATAGAATTAAAAGCATCTGATGAACTAACACAAGATGATGATGTTAGATCTAAAGAAAGACAATTAGAAGGTGTTACAATGAGTGGTCAAACAGAAGATGTTTTCACATTATTAGAATGTCATGTTAATTTAGATTTAGAAGGATTTGAAGATAAAGATGCTTCTGGTGAGCCCACAGGAATTAAACTTCCATATATTGTAACTATTGAAGAAGGATCTAGAGAAGTTTTATCTATTAGAAGAAATTATTCTGAAACAGATCCTAAAAAACAAAAAGTACAATACTTTGTGCACTTTAAATTTTTACCAGGATTTGGATTCTATGGTAATGGTTTAATTCAAATGATTGGTGGTTTATCAAGAACTGCAACTCAAGCATTAAGACAATTATTAGATGCAGGAACATTATCTAATTTACCTGCAGGATTTAAACAAAGAGGAATTAGAATTAGAGATGATGCTCAATCTATTCAACCTGGTGAATGGAGAGATGTAGATGCACCTGGAGGAAATTTAAGAGATGCATTTATGACTTTACCTTATAAAGAACCTTCACAAACTTTATTAGCATTAATGGGGGTCGTGGTTCAAGCAGGTCAGCGCTTTGCTTCGATAGCTGACATGCAAGTAGGGGATGGGAATCAGCAAGCAGCAGTGGGCACGACCGTGGCTTTGCTGGAAAGAGGAAGCAGAACAATGTCTGCAATTCACAAAAGAATCTATGCCTCAATGAAAGAGGAATTTAGATTATTATCAAATGTGTTTAAAACTTATTTACCACCAGAATATCCTTACAATGTTGTAGGTGGAGAGAGAAGTATTAAACAAGCAGATTTTGATGACAAAGTAGATATTATTCCAATTGCAGATCCAAATATATTTTCACAAACACAAAGAATATCTATTGCACAAACTGAATTACAATTAGCAATGTCTAATCCTGGAATTCATAACATGTATGAAGTTTATAGAAACATGTACAATGCATTAGGTGTTAGAGATGTAGATAGAATTTTAATGAAACCAGATCAACCCACACCAAAGGACCCTGCGCTAGAACATGTAGATGCTCTCGCAGGGAAACCATTCCAAGCTTTCCCAGGACAAGATCACAGAGCACATATAACTGCGCATTTAAGTTTTATGTCTACTAATCTTGCAAAAAATGCTCCAGTAGTTATGGCTTCATTAGAAAAAAATATTTTTGAACACATTTCTTTAATGGGACAAGAACAAGTTGAACTTGAATTTAGAAATGAGATTGCTCAAGTAGCACAAATGTCTCAAAATCCACAGATGCAACAGAATCCACAGATGCAAGCTCAGTTACAAAACATGCAACAACAGATTGAAGCAAGAAAAGCTAAAATTATTTCTGATGCTATGGAAGAATTTATGTCTGAAGAGAATAAAATTATGTCAATTATTGATAATGATCCAATTGCAATGTTAAGATCTAGAGAATTAGACTTAAGAGCACAAGAAAATGCTAACAAAGAACGTGATAGTCAAGAAAGAATCAATCTTGATAAGATGAAAGCTATGATGAGTCAGTCTACAGACAGTCAAAAACTTAGACAAAATGAAGAATTAGCTAAATTGAGAGCAAATACTTCATTAGAAAAGACAATTTTGGCTGCTAAACTAAAAGATCAACAAAAATAAGTTTTAAAAACACTAAAAAGAAGGTATAAAACACGTATGAAAAACAAAAATAAAAAAATTGGTCAATCTAAACAAGTAGATCATTCTAAATTTACCGGTAAAGATGGATATTTAGTCGGTGGAGTTGATGTTGAAATGTCAAAACCAAATGAAACTCAAACTGATGTAGTTCAAGGCCAAGGAAATATACTTTCAGAGAAAAAAAGATCAGCAAAGTGGTACTAAGTCATGTTACAAATGTTAGGAGCCGTAGCACCACTCGCTAAAATCTTATTTAGCACAGTTGAAAAAGCAGTTCCTGATAAAGATCTTCAAGAAAAATTAAAAGCTCAATTACAAACTCAATTATTACAATCTCATACTCAAGAATTACAAGCAGCATCAAGAATTATTGAAGCTGAAGCAAAAGCAGGCTGGTTTGCATCATCTTGGAGACCTCTTTTGATGTATGTTTTAATATTTATTTTAGTATGGAATTATGTTATTGGACCTGTTATCAAATTATTCTTTGGTGCAGTTATAACCTTTGAATTACCCGGCGATGTTTGGACATTATTAAATGTTGGACTTGGCGGATATGTGATTGGTCGTTCAGCAGAGTCGGTTGCAAGAACGATGTCAAATAAACCGACAAACAATAACCAAGAAAACGGATAGGAGAATAAAATGGCTGGACTAGGAAAACAAATGAGAGGAACAGGTATCGCTAAAATTCAAAGACAAAATTTTAAAAAAGGCGGTAAAGCATTTCCTGATTTAACTGGAGATGGAAAAGTAACTTTTAAAGATGTTTTAAAAGGTAGAGGTGTTATTAAGAAAAAAGGTGGAATGATTAAAAAAGCAGATATGCTAACTGCTAAAATGTCTGAAAAGAAAAAAGGCAAAATGATGAAGGGAAAAAGATAATGGCTAGAGGAGTTGGAATAGCAAAAAGAGGTTTTGGAAGAGCATTATCAAGAACAGGTTATTCAGCTGGTGGAGAAGTTATGGAGGATATGTCAGAAATGCACGAAGGAGCAGAGTCAGCAGCAGAAGAAGCAAGAGAAACAAAACTTGAAAAAAAAGGATACGAAGAAACCAAAGCTGGTAAAATGGTTAAAGGAGCAAAAGAAGGAATAAAAAAAATAAGTGAATCTGTTAAAAAAAATGTTAATGTTAAATTTGTTACACCTGCACCTATTAAAGAAACTCCAGAACCTTCAGATGAAATGGAAGAATATTCAAAGAAAAAATTTGCTCGTAGATTAGGTAAAGCTAAGGGTGGCCAAGCTAAAGTTTCTAAAGTTATGAGAGAGTTTGGAAAAGGTAAATTACATTCGGGCAAAAAAGGCCCAGTTGTAAAATCTAGAAAACAAGCAATAGCAATTGCTCTTTCAGAAGCTGGAATGTCAAAGAAAAAGAAAAAATAATGGCTAAACTTTGCCCAAGAGGAAAAGCAGCAGCGAAAAGAAAATTTAAAGTGTACCCGAGCGCGTACGCGAACATGTATGCAAGTGCTGTTTGTTCAGGCAAAGTAACACCAGGTGGTAGAAAAGGAAAAGCTAACGGTGGAAGTCTTTCACAACAAAGAAAAATGGTATCTAATTATAAACAAGGTGGCATTGCAAAAGGTTGTGGAGCTGTTATGGAGAATAGAAGAAAAGTAACTAAGAAATATTAAGATGGCAAATGGACTTCGAAAATGGGTTGCTGAAAAATGGGTGGACATTGGATCGAAAAGAAAAGATGGTTCATATGCTCCTTGCGGAAGATCTAAAGGAGAAAAAAGAAGAGGATATCCTAAATGTGTTCCGCTTGCTAAAGCTAGATCAATGTCAGAAGGTCAGAGACGTTCAGCAGTTCAAAGAAAAAGAGCAGCAGGAAATACTGGACCAAAACCAAAAAATGTTGCAACATTTGCAAAAAGAAAAAAAGCTGCCAATGGTGGTATAATTAATATGACAACAATGAGATACGTATAATGGGTGATATTGCATTAAGAGGACAAGGTAGAGCAATGCTTTCAAAAGGAGGAAGAACTCCAGCATGGCAACGTAAAGAAGGTAAAAATCCATCAGGTGGATTAAATAGAAAAGGTATTGCATCTTATAGAGCTGCAAACCCAGGATCAAAATTATCAATGGCAGTTACAACAAAACCCAGTAAGTTGAAAAAGGGTTCAAAAGCTGCTAATAGAAGAAAGTCTTTTTGTGCTAGAATGTCTGGCATGAAGAAAAGATTGACCTCTGCAAAAACTGCAAGAGATCCAAACTCAAGAATTAATAAATCCCTTAGAAAGTGGAATTGTTAATACAACAAAAGGAAAGATATGGACGCTGTAACATTTATAACTAAACTGCAAAAATTTATCAGAGATTCTTACCAAAACATTGGTGATGCTATGATATCTGGAACAGTTGACAGTATGGAAAAATACAAGTATATGCAAGGACAGGCAAATGCCTACCAAACAGTAATTCAGGAAATCTCTAACCTGCTAAATAAGAAGGAGCAAAATGATGAAAAAGGAAACGTTATCGACCTCGGAAAAGGAAGTACCAAAGATAAACCTAGGTCTTGAAGAAAAGTATAAAGAAGAAGATAAAACTAAAAGTGAACCATTAAATCCAGAAAATATAAAATCTGTAGTTGATGAATTACCAACACCTAGTGGTTGGAGATTATTAGTATTACCATTTACACCAAAAGAAAAAACATCTGGTGGAATTATTATTTCACAAGAATCTTTAGACAGATTACGAATCGCAACAAACTGCGGTTATGTTTTAAAAATTGGACCATTAGCTTATTACGATAAAGAAAAATATCCGACAGGCCCGTGGTGCAAAAAAGGCGATTGGGTTATTTTCGCGCGCTACGCGGGATCACGATTACCAATCGAAGGCGGTGAAGTTCGTATATTAAACGATGATGAAGTATTAGGAAC